TGTAGAAATTCTTCTACCGGTATTGTTAAGAGCCACTTAACATACCCATACACGTCACGATGACGTGCACAGACTTCTTTGAAGTCCCCGGGAAATCGAATCCCACCAACACATGGGGGGAACTCGATTGGCAATTGCCCGGCGCGTCGGATGACGCTGAAAGGGAATCCTTTCCGAACCATATCTATATAAAGATGGTTCACATGCCTAGAAATGAAGGCAGAGTCAAAGAACTTAGCTTCTTTGAGCCATTCCAATTGTAGGAATAGGGAACTTCCCTTACCCAGAATACTCGATTGGTTATCTGAGTGAAACCGTGTTGACGGGGTCAAAAGTTTTGATTTGACAATGTCAAGGTACACATGAGTACCACCATCGTTGAAAAGATGGTTCTCAGCATGGATTCCATGATAGTGAGAAACCGTATTCTTTCCAATTGACGGTTTAGCCCCAGTGGACTTATAAACATAGTTTATAATCGGAAACATGTCCGATAGGTCAGTGACCTCCGTTCGATCATCACCTGTGATGACAACAAAACCCGTTGGGTTAGGTCCCGAAAGTAGGAACTTCCGTCTCAACTTTGAGTTCCAAATGATCTCAGAAGAGGAACGGAACAGGCTATAAGCCTGAAGCCGGATAAACCCGGCCACCTCACCTACACATAAGTTATAGAGAGTGAGTCCCATAAATGAGACTGGTTCGCCCATAAAGGAACCACGGAGATGATCCCCCACAAGGTTAATACCTTTCTTCACATTCCATTCAAGAGTGTGATTGACCATTATCATATTGGCCAAAGACCACAATGGGTGGTTATGGGTAAAACCCATCCCGGCCAGGAATCCTGACCACATGGCGTTCAAAACGTCATGAGGGATCAAGTCCGTTGCCGAACTAAGATCCGTGGACACATAGTACCACTTAGAGTTTGTCCTCTGCTTCTTAAGAAATTTAAGAAAGTCCCACAAGATGTAGGATGACTTCAAACCGAAGCCACATCGGCCATCTGCCGAAAGCACATCTGCTAGTGCATGCCTTAATAGGGCTTGTAGTATCACTACAAAAGCCTTATTCTTGGTTAGGGCCCGGGATTTCCATCCGGGTTCCTCTAGAACCATGAATTTGGCTGGGACAGGTTTGTCCTGAACAAAGAGCTTAACGCCCTTTTCGCGAAACAACGCGAGTCCGGGGATAACCGGTTCAACGCGATTGCGTTTATGGTCCACAAAATGGCCATATTGGAGGGCTTCCGAAAAGGCCCAAACGGCCACGGAGGATCCAAGAGTTTCATTGTAACTCACGGCATCTTGACTGCCATACGTGTCCTCATAATCGAGGTTCACACGGTAACTACCGTATTGGGAATGACCCAAATTCCACGAAAATCGTGTACGGCCTTCATCGGCCCTCTGACCCTTGCGATATGCAACAAAGCCAAAAGGCATTGGCCTAGAGATCCCGCCAAATGCGGGAATGGGCATATCCATAATCCTGACCGTTTTACCGGACAGGATGGCTTCCTTTCGGAGCCTGACCAGGTCACAGGCAAGCTCGGCTACGGCTGCCCGACCAAAAGGGTCATATAGTGCCTCTGGCAATTCATCTAATTCGATGAGATCCAGATCAATGCGCCTGGAAAGGAGTTTATTAACCCCTGCTACGACCACAGAAGCCGTACCACCCTGTTCTTGGGTTGCCTCATAACAGGCAGAGCTATTAATGCTACAGTGAGTCACTGTGGGTAACTTATGTTTCATTTGTTTCCCGACGCGATATGCGGCGGTAGAAAACAAGCTTACCCACGACGGATCCGTCGTATGACTAGTAGTCAAAACCGAAAAGGTCTCTTTCCCAGCAGCTAGTGCCATTTCCGAGGATGCGCACGGCAAAGCCCGAGAAAAGCCACTCATAGTGGCCAACGTATGTACGTTGGTTTTGGTCGGGGGGAGCAACCAAGGCTCCCTTAGCGATGACAAGCCACCGCCAAACCAAGTCAGAGTCTGACGACCCGGCGATGAACCGGGCATCGCGTCAATGTCGCGAGGACGGTGTGTTTCCGTAGAGAAAGCACCGTAGTAAGTGATCCATGCACTTAAACGTTTAAGTAACGTAATGGTGTTGTCAACACCTGGCCATACAACACGGCCATCAGTATCAATGATATGGTGCGAAAAGCACGAATGGAAATACCATTTCTTGAATGAAATGACAGAAGACACTAGGTCTTCGTCGAACCAGACAATCTCCTCCTTGAGGAGCGTACAATTAAGTACGGTCATTGCGATGGCACGCCATCCATACAATGCACGGTCGTAAATTCGATCGTAGTAGGCTTCTGCCTCTGTGGCCGGTCTGGCCAGCCGATTTAGGCGTGCATTAGACTCCAAAAGAGTCATATGCAAGATCTCACGATCTCGTGCATTAAGCACATCAAGGATTTCCCTCTGATGGAGAGGAACATGCCTCTCGAGTAACTTGTACTCACGACTCGAAAAATATTCGAGAACCATAAGCTTAGTGCAGATGGCAACTATGGCAAATTTGCCATGGTCTTCAGAAATACTGAAAGTTGGTGGCTCACCACCAGAAATTGGTCCCTCTTTGGGACGGGTCTTTTTTG